CTCATTCATCTTTCATCGCCTCCATTTGGCTTTTCTGTTGTTCCATCTGGAGTTCAGCTTGGTTTTGTTGCTGTTCCATTTGAATTTTAGCTTGGTTCTTTTCTCTTTCAATTTGCAATTCGGCTTGTAACTTTGCAATCTTAGCTTGCAACTCTGCGTTAGCTTTCGCAGCTTCAATCTGCATATCTTGTTGTGCTTCGGCTTGCTTAATCTGAATGTTGTTTTGTGCCTTAGCTTGGTCTGCGTTAATCTGTGATTGAGTCCTAGCTTGCAAAGACTGAGCTTCTAGTTGTGCAAGTTGTTGTGCGTATTGCAATGGATTTTGTTGTTGATTTTGTTGCATGTTCATCGCAGGGATTGGCTTCATCTGTGGTGCTTGTTGTACCACTTGCGCTGCCCTTTGACTGATCTGCATATCAAGCTCTGGGTCAATGTCCTCAAAGCGGAACTTAGGATCTCTGAGATTTGGCAAGTTTGGAAGTTCCATGTTGATTCCTGCTTGCATCCGAGTCCGATACAGTAACGCAATGTGTTCTGCGATATGTGCCATCATAATTGGCATGATTGCTTTGTTTATCTGAGGATTGCCACCTAAAGATGGGTCTTGCAAGAATTGAATGTGAACTGCGATATGCGATTCATGGTCTTGTTCTGGGAACGCTTTGATTGGTTTGCCGTACAAAACTGCCATGTTTTCGTCGATTGGGTCTAGCCTTGCTGCTTCTTCTGGCTCTTTTAAAACCTCATCAATGTTTGGGATACGAACCGCTTCATACATTCTTTTGTATGCTTCGTACATATCGTGCAACTCTGGAGCAGAACGTGCCATCTCCAGAACCGCTTGAGCTTGAGCAATACGCTGGGTTGCGCTAAAAACATTCGGGTCAGAGACTGGGATAACATCAATTCGATCATCAAAATCTCTTGCGTAGATAATTTCTGAGCCACTGTTTGTTGAAAATTCAAACTGTTCTGGCAAGTTCTCTGAGTTAAGTTTTGCTAATAACTTGAACTCATGCCCTTGTGAGTTGTGCAATCTTTTGTGAATTGCACTAAACGCTTTGCTTCCTTGTTCAATCAAGGCAACCGTTGAGCCAACTGGTGCGTTAGGGTTTGCGTCCCCAACATTTAAATCTGCGGTAGATGCAAACCGTTGTCCTGCATCAACAATCAAACCCAATAAATTAAACAATGCGCCACTGGGTTCTTTGAATGGAAGTGGCATAATTGCCTTGTTTACATCGTCAACCGTAGCGTCTAAATCCACAAACTCGCCGGGGTTGATGTCCATCTCACCGCCAGAAACACGACCTTTAAGCTTGAACCCGCCTTGCATGTTTGCAAAAGCAGCAGAATCAAGTAACGCTCTCAATGCACCAGTCGCTGCTTTGCCTAGCCCACCAATCATGTGGTAAAGACCAAAGCCATAAAAACCTACGCTTGGTAAAAAGCGATATGACACAAACCAATTGCGCCTTCTCTTGTCTTCGTCGTCCTCATCCCAGTTGCGTCGAACAGAAACCACTCGTTGAGAACCCATCTCAATAGTTACGACGTAAGGTAAAGCAACAACATCTGAAAGATTGTCTTCGTCGCCCATACCATCAACGCCGTTAAAGGTTTCGTAAACGTGCATCTCTAGCAAGGTTAAAACGTCATCGTCATTGTTGTATTCGTCAACGCCCTCAATATCTTGAGTCACAGTGCCTGATGGGTCAGTAATGTCTGTGTAAGTTGGTACGGGTAAGTAATACCCTGCTTCGACATATCGGTTGTAATCGTTCTTCGGTAATCGAATAACGTGCGTGTATCTTAGCGATGTCTGCAAGTCTTTTGACTCTGGAGCTACGCAAAAGTCCTCTGCTTTTACAAACATAGAGACCTGTCTGCCTAGATTGACATCCCAGTACAGCTTTTTAAACGCATGACCAACTAAAGGAAGTTGGAATAGCATCTGGTCTAAATCAGCAAAATACTCAGGCATTTCCTGCGTAAGTTGGTAATTCATAAACTCTCGGACTCTTCGTGCTTGTTCTTCAACTTCTTCGGAAGCGTCACCAACAATGGTTGTCTTGACTGGACCGCCACTGGGATAAAGTTCTGTGATTGCGCGAGCGTTAAATTGAGTCGCAGCTTCTGCTATCAAGGGATGTACAACAGTCGATAAACCTCTGGATGCTCTTGCATCATCAGATTCTTCAAGCCCGCCATCAGGATCTAAAGTCTTGAGTCCGTCTTCGTATCTGGTGCGCCACTCGCTTCTTGCCGATTCATCGGTTTCATACGATGTGATTAAAGAGTTGGCTTTTCGCAAAAGCTCTTTCTCGTCAATAACTTCAGCTAAGTTATCGTCAAAATCCGAGGTTGGCTCATCCATTACATCAAGTTCTGGGTCGCCAATTAAAACTTCTGAGTCTCCAAATGGTTCTACTTGAAGACCATCAGCAGGTCTTCCGTCTGCAAATGGGACGACATTTTCTTCGACTTCAGCCATACATTGCTACCTTTTGTGGACGAGGCTCATCATCCTCATCGTAATCTTCGCTGTGTGTAATGAACCAGCCTTTGCGTAATCTTAACCAAGCTTGGGTGCAGGTGTCCACTATATCGTCATTATCGCCTGTAGGGAAAGCAGCGCAAATAGAAATCAGATCCTTAGCCCACCGTTTGTCTGCGGGATACCAGATCCTTCCATCTTCCAATAAAGCACTGGAAGCATGAGCGCGAGCTTCTTTGTCTCGGTCAGGTGAATACTCTAAAACTGGGATTCCTGCCATACGCAAATCTTGCAATAACGATTGACCGCTTGCTTTCTTTTCGATCAATACTGCGTCAGGTTGATACTCGTCGTAAGAGTCCTGCGCCAAGCGTCTGAGTTCTGGGTAATTGACCCTGTCGTACCACATCTCTAACACGATAGCGTTTATCTGACCATGCTTCTTAAACACGCCCCAAGTTGTTCTGGCAGAATAGCTACTCTTTTCTTTAGTTGAGAATGCGGTGTCATAACTTTGTAAAACGTATTCAATCTCAGGAAGATGATCCAAATCCCACTCTTGCCACCACTTGCTCTTGAGAATCGTGCCTCCTTTTGGCATAGGTCTTTGTTGCAGTTGTCCTGCTGAAGCGTATGTTCCAAGGCTTGTTTCCAGTTGTGACAAGGTTCTCTCATCAATACGACTAGACCACAACAATTCGCCATCCTCAGTTCTTGGATCTACAAACCCAAGGGAAGATTGGCTTGGTGTTGGATGTTCTGGCTCATATCTTGCTGGAAGGCAGAGATGATCCCACCCTGTGTCGTTTGCCAGTATGTGTCCCGTTAAGTCCTGTTCATGCACTCGTTGCATGATAATAATAAAAGCACCAGTCTTTGGGTCGTTTAACCGAGTCTGCATTGCTTGATCCCACCACTCCAAGACACCTTCTCTAACCGTTGAGCTTTCGGCTTCCCTCACGTTGTGCGGGTCGTCAATCACAATGATGTCACCACCTTCACCAGTCAATGCACCATCAACCGAGGTCGCTATCCTGTACCCTGTCTTGTTGTTCTCAAACCGTTGCTTTTGGTTCTGGTCGCCAGTTAACTCAAAGCAATTCCCAAAGTGTTGTTTGTACCAGTTGGAATCAATTAACCTTCTGCACTTCACAGAATCCCTGATGGAAAGCGAGCTTGCGTAACTTGCAAACAAGAACCGTTTATCAGGTTGTATAGTCCAAGTCCAAGCAGGCAACGCTACCGCCACAGAAATAGACTTCATGTGCCGAGGTGGTACGTTAATGATCAATCGTTTGATGTCACCTTCGACAACCGCCTGAAGATGTTCTGATACTGCGTCTATGTGCCAGTTATCGTGAAACTGCCGTCCTGCCTCAATCGTTTGCCAAGAGTTCATGGTGAACTCCTTCAATGACCTCCGCATTTTCTCGGCTCTGATTTGGGGCAATGACAGATTGTTCAAATACTGACTCAAGTTGTGAGAGTTGCTCATCTGTTATCCTAGACAAATCGATGATGTGTCGTTGTTCTACCGTGGTTGTAGTCTCTTGCTTATCAACCCAACCTGCTCGGTTCTTGAGATAGAAGATCATAGCCGTGTTATCTTTATCAACCACTGCCTTTTGGTACAAAGCATTAGTTACTGAAACAATCCCATGACCTCTGCCTCTTTTTATTGCCTCCGCAAACTCTGGGAAGTCTGCTTGTTTTTC